TGGGGTGTCCCTTTACCTGGGGACATTCAGGAGCGAAACGTGGTGACACGCTGGAGAAAGAAGCTTAAGGTCGCTATTGCTTAAGCTGAAGGATTGAGTTGAGGGGAGCTGAGCAGAACTTCACCAAAGACAATGATGGAGGCTGAGCTGGTTGTGAGTTTGTCGTCTGGCACAGCGGGGGTGCTGTAGACGAGGAGTTTGGGGGTGTCGGTGTAGCTTGTAGAGTCTTTGATGTGTGGGTTCATCATGAGGAGGTTAGCAGAGACTTTAGCTGGAGAGGAGTTGGTTACCTGACCACCGACCGAGATTTGTTGACCGCCGTAAGTGCCCAGTATTTGGGAGGAAGTGGTTGTTGAGCTGGCGGGGACCCAGATGAGTTGGACGGTGAGGGGGTGCCCAATGGATACAGCACTGGGAGAGACGACAGCGTGAAGTTGAGTGAGTTGGGCTCGACGGTGTCGGGAAAGGAAGGTTGCCATTTTGGGGAAGGTGGCGAGAGGCAGGGTGACAGAACCTTCTTGGCCAGCCGGGAGAGGGAATTCGAACTGGAACGGCTGGAGCTGAGTTGGGGCTTGAGGTCCATTTGGAAGTGGAAGAGCTGAGAAGTTGGAAACTGGAGTTTTCTGGGAGAGTTTACGAACAACGTCTTCTTGAGTCTCGATGAGTTCAGTGGATCGAGAGGAAGTCATTGTACATTGGAAAAGGGAAGCAATTCAAACTCAACCATGGGATCTTGGAGAGTGGTGAGGGAAGAGTCGAGTTTGAATTTAGTACTAATCAGGCTGCGAGCATGGCTTGAAAGCATTGAGTAGAAAGGACGAGATATGAACTTGGCCGATAAAGCAATCTTGTCTAAAGTTTCCTGATCTACAAGGCCTGGTTGCAGTAGGATTTTCTGAGAGCGTGTGGCTTTGCGGCAGAAGTAATCGAAACACGCACTCTGATAGAGCACAAGATCAGAAGGGAGAAGCTGCCAGAGAGAATCTCCAAGACCATGTCCAATCGAGAACTCGGTGAGGTAGGAAGGAAGTTTGTCAAAGGCGGAGCCATCGTCTTCGGCTATCATGAGTTTAGCGAAAAGGGCAAGTGGATTGCGGATGCAGCCTTGGGGTCCTAAGTAGTAACCGCAGAAGAGGCCGTCGATCAGACTGCTCGGTTTTAAGCGGAGGTGGAGGAGCTCTTTGACGAAAGGCCAGTTGGATCTTGGGGAAAGGGTTCCGGATAAGTAGGAGTCATCGCCTGAGACAAGGGTCGGTGTTTTGCGAAGGTCGTACTGGAGATTGAGAACAGCCAAGTTGTAGTCAGTGTTGTCGTCATAGGTGCCGGGCTCGCCAGTGAGTCGCATGCAAGTGAGAGGTCCGAACTGGGTTTCCACGTTGGTTTTGAGATGGACGTGCAGAGATATCAGATTTTCCGGAATGGAAAGTCGTCTCATCTTCAGGACTTCAAACACGACGGCTTCACCGTGCTGGCTCTGGTCGAAGGCTGTATAATCATTGGTGGTGCAGTGAGAGGTTTCTAAGTGTTTGGAGCACCAGCGCCTAAGGTCATGAGGAGTGTTCCCTGCATGGTAGTAGATGTGAGAAGGTCGCTCCAGCTGGTCGAACAGTCGTTGATATTTCTTAACCGGACCCAGGGTGAGAATGACATAATCATGCATGAGAGCAAGAGTTTGGCAAGCTTTCCATGGGCCAAAAATGGAGCCATCATTGACTTTGTGTTGTGACTTAGCGAAGATTTTTACAAAAGTATGTCGCCAGTCAGGGTCTGATCGAGATGCATTGGCTACAATAGTGGCTTGAGTTTTTGAGCTCAGCTGGGCGTAGTCGTTGACAGCAATGCATTCTAGAAAAAGAGCTTCGTTGAAGGGCAATCGCACATTTGGGTCGCGACGGTAAACTTGACACCAGGAGCGGTAGAGACAATTGCCTAGGAAAGAGTCAGAAGGAGTGATTTGGTATGGAGCTGCTGTGGGGCGAAATCGGAGTCTTTTGTGGAGTGAAGCTGGAAGGAGAGTGGAGTCTGACCCGGGTTGGTGCCTTGCAGAGATCAAAGAAGAAGTCTGGCATGATATGTGGAAGTCTAGATTCAGCCAGGGAAATTGTTGGCTGGTTTGGTCTTTGAGTTCAATTTCTTTGACTTCTGGGTCGTGAGCTGGAAGAAAGTGAGCGGCGAGAGTGAAGAAGTCAAAGCCAGGGTAGACAGCAGTGTGGTCAGAAGGAACTGGCTCGTCTGAGGGCTGGAAACTGCTGCTTGAAGGTGCGGTGATATTGATGTCAGAATGAAGAGTCATGCGAGTGGGGGGCAGATGCAGAACAGACAAACGTCTTTCGAGGGACTCACCATAGAGAGCTTGATTGTTCACAATGACGTCTTTCGAGTAATTGGTTGGGATATGAGGGGGGCAGGGAAGATTTGGAGGGGCCGGGATTTTTGGGGCAGAAGAGATGTTGGGTTGGAACCCGGATCGAAAGCTGGAACTTCTTTTTGTCAGAGGGGCAGTTATCATGTTGAGTTGGAAGACAATCTCTGGAAAGAAGTCTGGAAGGTGAATCGGCTGGCCAGAGTAAGCTAACGAGAACATTCGAGAGGAACCGGAGAGAGAGCTCAGAAATGTGAAATCGCCTTTGAAGTAAACTCCAGAGCGGGATCTGGTGAGAGCTACGAGGCAGTTTGAGGGAGACAGAAGAGCTGTGTTACGATCAAGGTGGATGAAAGCAGGGTCGGAGAAGGTGCATCCTTGACTCGAAGATATTGTGACAGCATTCCAGCCGCAAGCTTCAGAGATGTGGACTACTGAGTGGCTGTTAACCAAATTGTTAGCGCTGGGGAAAAAGTCCAGAGTAGTCTTTATGAAGCCTTCAGAGGGGTTGAAACATGGCAGGGAGAAAAGCTTTGCGACACATTTTGGAACGCGGTAGCTCCAGTAACAGTAGTAGTCGATGAAAGGGAGCAACCTTGGGATTTCTGAGCTGAGCCGCAAGTTGGAGGAGTGAGCAGAAGTTGAGTGATACTCGCCTTGAAGGGGGTCTCCGAGGAGGATGACGAGCTTGACAGTGGGATCAGCTATGAGAGAAAGGTCTAGGTATCCTCGAGGAAGTTTGTAAATTTCGTCAATGACGAGTATTTCGGCATGTTTTAAGAGGGCTGATTCCCAAGTTGAAAATCTCCAGTTGTGGTGTGCTGGGAGAGCCATGTCTGATTTCCACTCTGATCGAAGGTTGGTGGTGGGAGTGACCACCCTGAAGTTGTGGAAGTGAGGGGTTTTGAGAAGCTGTTGAATTGGATGAGTTTTGCCACAACCGGCAAACCCGGACAGGTGAATAAGGTCAACAGTTTTGGGTAGAGCAAAATCGCAGATGCCATCAAGAGTGAAGATGCGATCGCGGGGTGAGGGTCCAGAGGAGAGGGAGGAGAGCGCAGCGAGGGTTGTAAGAATGCCATCAAAACCATTTTTCATGTTGGAAGCAAGGTTCTTTGCGCGAGAGGGCTCAGAAGTGAAGCTGTGGACTTGATCGATCGGCAAGAGATTCCCATTCAAGCGGAAGCCTAGAAGTGAGCGGCGTAGAGAATTCTCATTGGTCTGGGATCTGCTGGGAGGGGAGCCGGCTCTTAGAGGATCAGGAGCAGTGAAGTGAGCTGGGGGTCCTGAATCCCGAATGAGGCAGAGCTTGGTTGAAGCAGTTTGTATGCCGAATCTATATATTTCATTGTCGGAATGAATCTCGGCCTGAAAGTGATAATAGTAACTGAGAGCAGTGAGCTCCTCGGTGCCGAGACCTAAGACTCGGAGGCTGGGTGAGGTGAGAGCGCTTAGAGGCATTAGAGTGTTGAGCGCTGACCACAGCTCTTGAGGGGATTGAGGCATTTGGGCAGAGAGAGCGACCAGCATGCAATCCAGAGGGGGGTAGGGAGCTTCAAGATAGCCCGGTATTTTTGATCGGCAGGGGAAGTTGGCTGTGTGAGGGTAGTAACTGGCTGGAAAGAGATCCTGGAAGGTGGAGATTGGGCCAGCGCATGAGTCATCAGTTTCTAGGGGAGCCGGGAGGAGTGAAGTAACTGGGGCTGTTTGGGGAATCGAAGGAGGAGATTGTGTGGCCGGCTGAGCAGCTTGAGTTTGGGAAGGAGAAGCTAGAGGTTTGGGAGTGGGCACAGTGGTAGGTGGCCGGGGAGGCTTCTGAGCAGGAGGAAGAGGGTGAGGAGCTGCTGCTATGCTGGGAGATGCTGGAGGTTGAAGGCAAGAAGAGGGTAGGAAACTTGAATGAGAGTCCAAAAGTAGGGGTCGTCGTTTCCAGCCCAGAGTGAACGACTCGGGATGTAGATGCAAATTGTAATTGTCCAGATTGGATTGAGGAGAGTTGGGACCCAGGAATTTGCGCAGAAGCGCATTGACTGAGGAGTGAGACTCAGCAGTGAGCGGAGGAGCAAGCTGTTTGGAAGCAGAGGGGCAGGATGTAGAGACCGGGATAGCTTTGGAAGAAAGCTCGGAGCCGGGATGCTTTTCGGTGCTAAGAAGTTGGGAAGAAGCGCTGAGAGAGAGGCTAGTTGATTGAGAGGCGCTAGAGTCATGTTCAGAAGGTGCTGGCACAGCTGACTTGTCCAATTCTTGTTTCGCCTCAGCTTGGCTGAGTGGAGCTGAGTTCTTTTGCTGCAATACAGAAGTTTGGAAGTGAAGGAGTTCCGGGCCTGTAAGTGGGTTCAGCAAGTGAATCTTGAGAGCACTGAAGGAGAGGGCCTTGCTGGAGTTGGTGTTCAACGCGGTCATTGTGGTGAAGATGGCCAGAGTGAGAGCTGGTGATGCCATCGCTGCGAGTTTTAAAGCATTCCTCGTGAGAAGCTCCTTGAGTTTTGTAAGAGGAGACCGATGTAGCGTGTAGGACACGGGAGGCCTGTAAGAGGCTGTCAAGAGGGCGTAGGTTTGGAGATTGTCCCAAGCTTGAGATGTGACCCAGTTGAACTCGGGCTTGTTTGACTGAGTTCTTACGAATCCAGCGGGATCTGAAGTGCGGAGAGTTCGGGTTGCTCGAGTGTAAGTGAAGAGGGCGTCGTAAGTTTTCTGAGGCACAAGACGGTGCCTGAGAGGGACGGCCAGGGAGTCCGGGTTCGGAAGAATTAGAGCTTGGGGGGTTTGGAAGGAAATCAGATCCTTTATCTTCTGAGAATCTGGATTTTGTGTTTGAGAGCTCCTCTCGATAAGAAGGGAATGGAGAGGGCCCCAAGATTCCAGGACGGACACGGACAGGCTCAGGGATGGAGTTTGGATCGCAGAGATTTTCAGCCAATCGAGGGCGTTGACGGGCTGATTGTAACTGCCGGCTGAGTGCCCTTCTGGTGTGTAATGGAGAGTCGACTTGTGGATTGAGTACCGATACAGATCGGGGTTTAGAGACAAGTCGGTCATTGAGCTTTCTGGAGGAACGACGAGGCTGGCGTACAGACTGAGAAGGTTTGGGCAACTTTCGAACAAACCTGAGATTTGGTGCGGCGTAAAATACATCAGGGAGTCGTGGATGTAAAATCGCTTCTCTGTAGGCAGGCTTGTGCTGGGATGTGGGTACCGATTGGAGTCGTGAGGGTGAAGTCGGTAATTGTGAAGAGATTTGAAGTGGGAGTTCTTCTCTTGGAGTTTGAAGAACTTTGAGGGTTTCATGAAGACCACGGCTGAGTCCACATTGCAGGACTTTGCCCAATGGTTGAAGAGAAGGTTCAGTTCCAGGGTTTTGTGGGCAGCGTGGGGGTGAGGAGTTGAGGTTAGTCCGGAGACTTGAATGCCCATGCGATTGAGCTGGGGGACAAGTTCCTTTGGGACAGTGTAGGGGAATAGTTCCAATGAAGATTGGAGTTGACTCACAGAAGAGTCGAGAAGAGGAGCCGAGATTGAATCTCGGTGAGTGGTGGAGGATAGGGCGTCTAGGGCTAGTTGAAAAGCCATTGGCCATAAATCTAAACGAGATCTTGGATAAGAGAGGTTTAGAGGGGGTGGGAAGGAAGAAAACAAGTCTATGAAGAGAGTTTTCTGATTGAAATAATTTTCC